GATGTCCAAGAGTTCCGCAGCATCCTCGTCGATGTACGGTCCGTCCTCAGGATCCCGCATGATTCCTCCTAGTGGTTCGTGATGGCGAGCGACTTCCGGATCGTCTTTTTGACTCCCTCGACGGCCAGGATCTGACTCATGAGGGGCAGATGTGCCTTGAGACTCCAGCATCGGGTCAATCGTTCCTCGATGTCGTCCTGGAGTCCTTCCAGTACCTCGATGGTCCCTCTGGTGTACTGTCCTTCCTCGACAGCCTTCCAAGTGGCCCATTGTGTCTTGCTGATTCCCATCGTTCCTCCCGATGGCTTGTAGTGTCGCGGCGTTCCTCATCAGGCTGGACAATTCCGCGTCGTTTCCAGCGACTCCCCGATGGGGCGGGGAGTTTCGGATGGTGTCTCCGAAGGGGCCGTTGCGTCGGATCGTACCCTCGCGTGGCCCGTAGTCGCGATTCGTGCTGTCAAGTTCCTCCGGATTCCCATGGCGCGCGTATGGGGCCGCGCTTGGGCGGGAAGTTTCCAATGCTTCCCCGGGCCCCGGTCGGCCCGATGCCAGGACGAACAGCACATTCTGTGCCAAGGACAACTGGGAACAACGAGGAACAACGAGGAACGCTAAGTAACATGGAATTCGCACTTTGCCACAGCGTTAGGGGCAAAATGCGAACAGCAGGACGCATAGGGAATCACCGGAAACCATAAGGAACCATTGGTACATTGGTACATTGCACAATGCATAAATGAGGAATAATAAGATAGCATACTAGCATATAAGGTATCATAGACCACTATACGGAGTAGGGTTAGAAAGAAGTAGTAACTATAGGGAACTACGGGATAGCATGATAGCGTATTAGCAACCTAGCAAGATAGCATGAGAAACCCTAAGGGGCGAGTGGACATGATGCTAGAAAACAGGGAACTATGCGGAACACAGGCATGGCACGATAGTTGCTAGCAGGCTAGCATGCCAGATTGTCAGATGCTAGGCGCCAATGTGTCATATGTCAATGCGGCATGGCAGGCTGGCAGGCTAGCAGTTTGGCACGATAGTTGCTACTGACTGCACAGCTGTATGACCATATGGTGATATAGTGGTGCGCTCTGCTAGCAAGTGCCATGCCAGGTGGCGAAAAAATGTGACGAAAGGGGCCAGGGGGCCCGCGCGTTGACGTATCGCCCGGGTAACGTTTGGCTGGATACCGGCTCGCCAACAAAAAGCACGCTATTCTATTAACTCCTAACTTCTTTTCCGCCACGCACTTACGCCCAAAAACCCGCTCCCGACAAAAAACCCTGGAACCTTTCACCTAGTCTGCGCGTAAGATATACACACGCACGCCTAACCCCTTGCGGTTAAATGCGTTGCGGTTAGCACCTAACCCCTTGCGGCTAGCGAACTTACGCCATTTCGGCGCAAATCTAGCCTCCTGGAGCATCATGCCATGAGCATCCGGCCGAAGAAACTGCCGATTCGCGATACCTTCCGCACCGATACGCGCGGACGATCGGCCGACAAGTACCTGGAAAAGCGAATCGGCCCGTTCAGCGGGAAGCCCATCGGCAGCCGCACACGGACTCCGCCGAAGATTGCCGATCCGCCGGCACCGATGCCGAAAAAGCGGAAATCCAAGTTCTGGCGAGATTAACCGAAGGGGGTGGATCCGATGCACATCGCAGAATTGTTCCGGTTGGGAGCCGACATCTTCTGGTGGCTCCGGCGATACGCTGGGTAGGCGTAGTACACCGTAGAGCCCGGATAACCCCTCCCATCTGCGCGGCTCCGGTGTCCAGCGGGTCGGGTTGAGGTCTCTCCCCGGCCCGCTACACAACATCCACAGAGGCGAAACAATGGCGAAAAAGAAGTCCAGCTGGAAGCCGACCCGCCAGGGAGAGGCCGGGTTGACCAAGAGCGGGAAGCCCAGAGGTATCAATCCCCGGGGTATCCAGATCACGAATCGGCAGAAGGAAGAGATCTACCAAATCTATCTGCTGACCGCGAACAAGTCCGAAACCGCCCGGAGATGCTCCTGCGCTACCAAGACCGTAGCCAAGGTCGTCAAGGAGTTCGAGGAGGGCACCGATCCCGATTTCATCCGGTTCCGCCAGAAGGCGATCCAGGAGATGACCGGGAAGGTCCAGAACAAGACGAACCAGCTGATCGACGCGATCACGCCGGAGGATATGGCGTCCGGCCGGATCGAGGTCACGGACGATAACGGCAACGTCCAGCGTGTGATCGAGTACGGGCCGAGCCTGATGCAGAAGGTCACCGCGATGGCTATTGCCGTGGACAAGATGAAGGTGCTCCGGGAGATCGAGGGCGGGTTCGAGCAGGCGACGCAGGAAGATGCGTTGCTGCTGCCCCAGACCTTCGAGGCGCTACAGTCCGGCATCAAGAGCAAACTGAAGAGCCTAACGTTCCTGAATGTGAACTTCGAGGACGAGCACAAAGATCTATCCCAGCGTGTCCAGGATAAACTAGAAGAGGCGCAGGTCGTCGAAGAGGCGGAAGTGCTGGATCTCACCGATTTCGACAACCCGTAGGGAGGGGCTATGTCGCAGCGCTACCTGGTCATGATGCTGCAGGAGCACTCGACCGGCACCACAGCATGGATCGACCTGGAGCCCGGAAATCAGGACGAGATGAACGCGCAAGTTGGAGAATTCGTGATGGTTGCGTTGACCGAGTTTCGCGAGCGATGCATGGACGAACAGGTTGATCCGAACATCGAACTCAAGCCGCTAGCGCTGGACAAGGAAGCCTACGACGAGCTGGAGAAGATGACTTGGATGAACGAGATGGAGGGATTACTCAACGATGTCGAACGCGGCCCTTCGGAGTGATCTGCAGCAGCTGTTCAAGGAGCTGTCTGTACTAGAACTTGCCTACGCAACGAAAAAGATTCTCTTCTACAAGCCGATTGGGCAGCAGCCGGACTTTCATGGAGCCGATACTGCTGCCGTCCGTTTGGTCCTCGGCAGCAACCGCTCCGGCAAGTCCGTGGCAGGCGTGGCTGAGGCTATCGCACACTCACTGGGATATCGACCTTGGTTGCCCGAGGACCATCCGGATCGGACGGTGAGGCTCTCGAATGGTGAGCCCATACCGGTACCGAACATCGGCCGTGTCATTGCACAGAACGCACAGCAGGCTATCAAACAAACCATCTGGCCCAAGTGGGAAGAGTGGGCTCCGCGCGGCTGGTACAGCGTCAAGCGCGACAACCGTGGGATTCCTACTGAGATCACCTGGAAGAACGGGTCGAAGGTCTACTTCATGTCGAACGAGCAGGACGACATGGCCTTCGAGGGAACGAATGGACACTGGTTCTGGGGCGACGAGCCCTTCGACTATCGGAAGTACACAGGTCTCCGGCGCGGTTTGGTCGATTACGACGGACACTGCTGGATGACCATGACGCCGCTCACGCAGCCGTGGATCCACGATGTGATTGTGAACCGCGTTGGTGACCCCGATGGCTCGGTCAAGATGTTCAAGTTCTCGATCTGGGACAACTGTAAGGACAACGGCGGCCATCTGAGCCGTTCCGCGATTGAGGAGTTTCTAAGTGACCTACGAGAAGACGAACTCGAAGCGCGTCTCCACGGGAACTTCCTCCACCTCGCCGGACGAGTCTTCAAGGAGTGGGAGCCGGAACCGCCTTACTGGATCGAACCGTACAGGATCCCGGCCTCATGGCCCAGGGTCTGCGTCATCGACCCACACCCCAGAAAGCCAGTCGCGGTGCTGTGGGCGGCTGTGTCCCCAGATGACCAGCTGGTTGTGTACCGCGACCTGTATGACCAACGGCTGCGTACAATCTCCCAGGTATCCGACAAGATCAAAGAGCTAGAAGGCTGGTACTTTGCTAACGGCGAGTGGCGTCGCGGCGACGAGGCAGAGATCATAGCGCATCGTATCATCGACAATTCGGCGCAGGAACAAGAGCGCACGTCCGGCGACACGATCGCCCGGCGGTTCGCGCGCGAGGGCTTGCCGTGCGAGTTGGCGAAGAAGCAGAATGCGCAGGCCGGCTTCGATGCGATTCACGATGCACTGCAGACTGGCAAGTACGAGTGGGACGAACCTGGGCTGATCGTGTTCAACAACTGCCGGCATGTGAAGCAGAACTTCTTGAATTTCGTCTGGGATAGCTGGCAGACTGACAAGCAGCGAGATCTCAAGGGCGACAAGCAAGAGGTTCGGAAGTATCACGATGACTTCATTGACTGTATTCGGTACATCTACCAGGCACAACTCAACTACCACATGCTAAAGCGCAACGCCAGGTTGATGGCCGAACGAGACGACGACTTCGAGTTCAACGGGGTCAATGTGATGGAGGGCGTGAGGCCGCCCCAGACGAGGAGACAACGACAGTGGCAGACGTCCTCCGTGTCCGACCGCTCGCGAGGCTCAAGCTCTCGCGCAATGAGGCGACTCTCTACGATCAGAACTACGCCCCGAACGAGAGGGCGTTCGTAGAAAGCTCTGCCGATCGCTTCGTTCTTGCGGCGAACACCACAGTTCAAGAAGTCAATCTCGGCGGAGTCGCGACAGGAGACATGTTACTCCTGATCACCAATCGCGCTATCAACGTAGGCGTCGACAGCCAGACCAACCTGTGGAGTGTTGGCAAGGCTGTGATGCTGGATGGTGGGTCGTTCACCCATCTCTATGTCCAGAATCAGTCCACTACGGTTGAGGCAACTGTCGACGTACTTGTGACCGACTAGGGAGGGCGTATGTTTCAAGTCGACGAAGAAACGCGGGAGCAGAAGGGCCGAGATCTGTGCCGTCTAATTCGGCAGGACCTGCGGGATCGCCGGACGGTGATCGAAAAGCACCGGTTCGTTCGTTCGACCTACTTCGAGGATGCGCCCAAGGAGCCGGAGTACGAAGGCGAAGCCGACATCCGATTGCGTCTGGTGACCGAGAAGATCGAGGCAACCGTCCCGAAGATCTCGAATGCCTTCTGGAACGCCGACCCGATCGTTCATGTGCAGCGTGTCCAGAAGGAATACAACGAAGACGAGACCGACAGCAACGAGAAGT